GAAGCGATGCAGATGCGTTAATTGAAACACAGGTTGCAAACGAACTTTTTGAGGGCGTTATAAGAAATTCAAAAGCATTGTCATTATTTAGAAGATTACCAAACATGACAAGCGATAAAACAAAATTAAGAGTATTGGATAGCTTACCAGTAGCTTATTTTGTTAATGAATCAAGCAACAATGGAAGAAAAAATACATCAAAAATGGCATGGGATAAGAAATATATTACCGCAGCAGAAGTTGCAGTAATTATCCCAATTAAAGAGAATGTATTGAACGATGCAGATATTGATATTTGGGCAGAAGTTAGACCAAGAGCAGAGGAAGCATTTGGCAAACTAATTGATGATGCTATCTTCTTTGGAACAGGCAAACCAGCAGATTGGAGAGCAGGACTTATTCCATCAGTTGTTTCAGCAGGTGCAGAAGTTGACGAGACACAAAATGGATTATATTCAGACATTAACGATGCAATGGTAAAAGTTGAAGAATCTGGATATAACGTAACTGGTATTTTAGGCGGAACAGGTCTAAAAGGCAAATTTAGAATGATGCTTGATACAACAGGTCAACCATTGAACACAACTGAAATTGGTTCAATTCGTAGAGAGTTTATGGATAATGGCGTATGGGATAAATCAAAATCAACACTTATTGTTGGTGATTTCTCACAAGCTGTTTACTCTATTAGACAAGACGTAACATACAAAGTATTAACAGAAGCAGTTATCCAAGATCCAAGCACAGGTAATATTCTTTACAACCTAGCACAAGATGACATGGTTGCATTAAGAATTACTATGAGATTAGGTTGGGAGATTCCAAACCCAGTAAACGCAGAAAATACAACAGATGCAAGATTCCCATTTGCAAGCATTAAACCTGCAGCAGTACCAAGTCTATAATAAAAGGAGGCACTTCACATGATTTTTAATGGTCAATACTTAACCTATGCAGAATATCAAAGTTTAGGTGGTACATTGGATGAAGTGCCTTTTAGCATATTAGAACTTACAGCCAGAGGTATGGTTGACGAAAGAACTCATAACAGGTTAAAAGGACTTCAAGAACAAAAAACTGAAGTAAAAGTTTGTATTTTTGAACTAATTGACAATATGCCTAAACCAAGTAAAACAAACATTTCAAGTGAAAACATAGATGGGTATAGCGTAAGTTATGCTAATAAAACATCTATTGAACAGCAAAAGCTATACGATGAAATAATACGAAGCAACCTAATAATGTGTCAGTTAGAAGATGGTACACCATATTTGTATTGTGGGGTGGACTAGATGATTTCAAATGCTGAAATAATAACAATATGCCACAAAGGAATAGATCCATCTACTAGATTAGAAACATGGACAAAAACATATTACAACGACTGTTGGTGGTTTGATATTAAAGGCAGTGTTGTAAGAGATGGCTACCAGTACAACAATAGAGTTGAAATACGAATACCTTATAGTAAGAATAAAACCGCTTCTATAAACGATATTTCCATAGGAGATATACTTTATAGGGGTAAGTTAGAAAGTATTGTAGAAAGCCAACAAGACGTTCCGAACGCATACAACATTACGAGTATTACAAACAATACATTTGGAAATGAGCCTCATATACATTTAGGAGGTAGTTAAATTGTTAGAGCCAATAAGCACAATCAAATTAAGATTAGGTATTGAGCCTAACGGAAAAGTTGCAAAATTTTTTACCAATACTTGTAGAAAGCACATGGACAAATATGTACCAAAAGACATAGGCAATTTAAGGCTTATTGTTCGTGAAGATGCCAACAGCATAACTTATCAAAGTTCTTATGCCAGATACCAATATAAAGGCATGAGGGAAGATGGAAGCCATGTAGTTAGGAATTATACAACACCACGGAACAGGCACTTATTGGGATAAACGAATGGTAAGTGCTGAAATGAAAACTGTTGAAAAAGAAGTACAAAATTATGTTGATGGGAGATAGAAATGGCAGATATTAACAAGAATGTTGTATTAACAACAGACACAAGAATTTCAAAGTTAAGAACATACTTACTAGGAATAATTGATACATTGCTAACAGATACAACATACCAAATAAATGCCAATATGCTATCTGCCGACACCAACAATTATTCGTTAGATAAGATTCCAATAGAGCCACAGGTTGAAGAATGGATAACAGGTGAGGCAATTCGCAGAGATGTTTATTCATTTAGAAGCAGAAATAATTACTCACAAGATACATTGAACAATCTTTTAAATGTTGGTTTTTTTGAAGTGTTTGAAAAAAAAATAAATGATAACAACAAAGCTGGAATATTGCCAGATATCGCAGGAATAGAAGAAATAAAATGCTTAAACTGTGCAAGCATGAACAATGCCGACACAAACACAGCAGAATTTGACATACAAATAGAAGTTGACTACCGAGATGTGGATCAACCGATAATACCAAGTTATTAAAGGAGGCTTAAGAGATGGCTATAGCAAAAAAAGACTTTACATGGAATGACGAATATTACACAGCAGGAGATGAAGTGACAGGAAGCTATGAGAAGATAGCTAAACTAAACGAAAAGGGCTATATAGAGCCTCTAACACGTAAAGAACTACTAGAATACAAGAAACCAAAAAAGGAGGTAAAATAAAATGCCAGATTTAACAAAAATTAAACGTTCGCAAATTGCGACATTTATTGACACAACCCCTGGGTCAACAGCAACTTACAAAATCCTAGGCGTTGGAATCTCAAGCTATGGAATAGCATACAACCCACAAACAGAAACAGAACAATGGATTATACATGACAATGCTTCAACAACTGTAACAGGAAACCAAAAGAGTGGCGATGTTGAACAAAGAATGTACAAAGGAGATCCATGCTTCGAGTTTGTAAACGGACTAAGAGATAAAACAGGTGGCGACTTACAAACAACAGCAATAGACGTTGATATGTGGGATGCAAACAATTCAACTTACAAAGCAAAGAAGCAAGACGTAACAATAGCCGTAACAAGTTATGGCGGAGATGTAAATGCGACAATCGGCTACACACTATATTACAACGGTGATCCGATTGAGGGAACAGTAACAATATCTGATGGCGTTCCATCATTTGTACCAAACGCATCACTTTAGTATTCATGGGCGGAACAAAAATCTGCCCTATTTTTATATAAAGGAGAGTATATATGGAGTACATACAGCTTAAAGAAAGAGCAGGGTTGAAAAGATTTGGAATAAAGAATCCAGACGGAACAGAAACAGGCGAATACATAGAAATCGACCTTGAGGATTTTGACCTACCAATCAAGGCAAACGACTGCCAAGTGAAGCATATTGAGGACATGACAAAACTAAGGGCAACAATTCAAGAAGCGAGCAAGAAGTCAGACCAAAAAGCAGAAAATGACGTGTTATCGGAAAAAGAACGAGCAATTCTAGAAGCATATAGAGAGTTTTACGCAGCAGAAGAAAAGGCTCTTGACCAATTCCTAGGCGATGGAGCAACACGAAAACTACTAGGTGGAAGAAAGCCATACTTAACCATGTATGACGATATTAACGATTATTTAGAGCAGATCATACCTGCACTAAAAGGCACCGAAAAGAACCTAGAGAAACGAATCAAAGAAAAATACAAAGTAGAAAAGGAAGATAACGTATTGTGAGCTACCCAGAGTATGCCAGAGTAGGAGAAAAGCTGTACAAAATAAATACAGACTTCCAAGTAGCGATAAGGTGTGAAGAAGTGGCAAATTCAGATGTCAGCGACACCGAGAGAGCATTAGCAATAATATACTTGCTTTATGGAGATGAGGGGTTGGAACACCCAGAAGATTACGAAACCCTACTGGAGAAAGCGGTCGTGTTTTTGAGATGTGGTCAGGATGATGAAACCATTAACGACCACGAAAAGGACATGGACTTCATACAGGACAAATCATACATAAAAGCAAGTTTTTATACCGATTACGGAATAAAAAACATTTATGAAGAACCAATGCACTGGTGGGAATTTATAGACCTAATGAATGGCTTAAAAGAGGACTGTGTACTAAACAGAGTACGAAACATACGAAACTACGATACAAGCGGAATTAAGGACACTAAAACCCTAAACGAATGGCAAAAATCAAAAATGGCAGTAGCCTTAAAAGGTAAGGTCAGAGAACCAACAGAGCAGGAGAGAAAGAACATGGAGGACTTCCTAGCAGCGATTAATTACAGGAGGTGATTCAATTGGATGGATGGATTACCATTGGAACACAGCTAAGTACAGCCAAATTTGACAGACAGGTCACCGATTTGGAAAGCAAAATAAAACAAGAAGAAAATAAGCAACAACTTAACATAGAGGTAGGCGGACAACTAGAACAAGAACAAGCCAAAATAACAAGACAAGTAGAGCAATTAACTGCCGAATACCAAAAAGCAGTAGATAAAGCCGAGCAACTAAAGGCTGTGGTAAATTTGACACAGCCTCGGTAGTGCTGGAAATTTTATGGCATCGCAAGACTACGAAAGACAAGTAGCAAAGGTAGATGAGATAAACGCAAAGCTTGAAGAAATGACAATGAAACAAGCCAAGGTAGATGCTAAAATTGCGGCTAACAACCTAAAGTACCAAACAAGCATTGATAAGGTAGCAACCCTAAAAGGAAAGATAGACGAAGTAACATTCAAAGAAGCAGAACGTTCATCAAAAGAAATGGAAAAAAACACCAGACAAGCAGAAGCAAGCACCAAAAGAATGTCAAGAGCAGCCAAAACACACACCGCAAACATAAAAAGTTCAAACAAGGCTTTGGAGGGAATGGGAAAAGGACTATCAAATGCCATATCCAAAATAGGCAAAATGGCTCTAGCAGTATTAAGCATACGTTCAGCCTATATGCTAGTAAGACAAGCTTCAAGCACACTATCACAATACAACGAACAATACGCAACGGACCTAGAGTACATTAGATACGTTATAGCACAAGGACTAGCACCAATACTGGAAAAGGTGGTAAGCCTAGCACAGACACTACTAGCCTATGTGAACTATATCGTACAAGCGATATTTGGCGTGAACCTATTCGCCAACGCAACAGCTGAAGCGTTTAAAAGAGCCAAGGACAACCTAGGTGGAGCAGCCAAGAGTTCAAAGGAAATAAAGAATAACCTAGCTTCGTTTGATGAGATAAACGTACTAGCCCAAGATTCAGGAGCAGGCGGAGGCGGAGCATTAACACCAAGTCTAGACATTGGAGGATTATCAGATGTTGAGATTCCAGAGTGGCTACAAAAAATTAATGAGATAAAAAAAGACTTTGTATCACTAGGTGAAACAATTAAAAATAATGTGACACCATACGTGGAAGAATTAAAGAAAGGCATACAAGAGGGCGTTGGAAAAGCTTCATTAGAAGAAATAAACAAAGATATATCAAGCATTGGACAACACGTAAAAGACATATTTACAGATCCAGAAGTACAACAATCAGCCCGAAAAGCAGCAACAAAAATATCAAATGCATTAGGAAAAATAACAGGAAGTGCAGCCAGAATTGGAACAAACTATGCGACATTAGTGGTAGGAAGTACAGAAAGCTATTTAGATGAAAACAAAGAACGAGTACAAGACCACATGGTAACGATGTTTGATTTAACAGGCAGAGGTGCAGAAATCGCAGGCAACACAGCAGTAGCACTAGCTGATATATCAGACGTATTTAGTAGCCAAGAAGCACAAGATATAGGTGGAGATATAATAGCGATATTTGCGAATCCGTTTATGAGCATACAAGAACTTGCAGCAAAATTTGGTGTGGATATTTTAGACACGATTACTAAACCATTTATAGACAACAAGGACAAAATCAAGACAACCATAGAGGAAATGTTTGAGCCAATAAAACGAGTGACGGAAACCGTTAAAAATGCTGTAACTTGGATAGGCGACAAAATAAATGAAGTATATGACCAACACATACACCCATTCTTTGAAAGTATAAGAGATGGCTGGAGCAATACATTTGGAAAACTACTAGACGTTTACAACGAACACGTAAAACCAGTAATAGACAAATTAAGTGAGAGATTCACAGACTTATGGGAAAACCATATGCAACCATACTTTGAAAAATTCCAAGATTTTATTGGAAAACTTATAAACTTATTTAAAGTGCTATGGGAGAACTGGATAAAACCAATAGTGGACTGGATTGTAGAAAATGTACTACCAGTATTAATGCCAATTTTAGAAACTCTAGGCAACGTAATAGCAACCGTATTTGGAGCAATATTTGACTACCTAGGTGGACTATTTGATGCCTTAGGCGGACTTTTGGACTTTCTAGCAGGCGTATTTTCAGGCGACTGGGAATTAGCTTGGGAGGGAATAAAAGAGTTTTTTGGTGGAATTTGGGATGGCATGGTAGGAATACTAAAAGGAGCAGTAAACCTAATTATAGACATCATAAATGGATTAATAGCATCGGTGGAAAAGGCACTTAACTTGATAAGAGAAAAGATAAACACCCTATTGTCAATCGTTCCAGATGACGTACTAGAATCAGT